ACGGTGTGGGTGGACGGGCCGTGTGGGTTGGATGGGAGCATCGTGCTGGGTGTCGTGGCGGCGGCGGAGTTCGTGCCTGAGCCGGGGACGGTGCTGCTCCTGGGCAGCGGGTTGATGGGCCTGGCGGGGTACGCGGGACTGCGGCGGCGGAAGAGGTAGACATGAACCTCCCGAAGGTTTCAGACCTTCGGGAGGCTGTTTGGTGTGAGCTCAGGGCCATCGCCATGGGGGCGGTGGCCCTTCCTCGTGCCTAGGACCCTGCCGGACGGTCGTGATTGACAGACAGGGATGCTGGAAGTATAATCTGTCGGTGTGTCTGGCCCGACGGGCCGGAGTTTGTGGACAGGGCTTGCTCCGGCGGCAAGGGAGCACATAGTATCGACTCCAGGAGGAGAAGCGATGTGTAAGATGGGATCGGGTTTGCGCAGGTGTATGGTATTGGTTGGCGTCCTCGTTCTGGTGGTCCCTCTACTCTTCGTTTTCGCAGCGCCTGTGTCTGCCGCGGGGACGATCCGCGTCGACGGCGACGCGGCTGGTTGCGTGAATACGTCGGGCCAGAGCAACCCCTATGGCGTCGTCTACTGCAAGATTCAGGATGCGGTGACCGATGCCAGCGGTGAAGACACCATCCACGTCTATCCGCGGACCGGAGTCTACGACGAGAGTGTGAATCTCACCGCCATGCAGTCGCCCGGCAGCATCACTCTGGTGACCGTGAACAACGCGGGCACCCCCACGCCGGGCACGGTGACCGTGGATTACCATGACAAACCGTCGGAATTCTTCACCAGTGCTTCCTTGGACGGTGATCTGACCATCGACGGCTTCATCGTGCATTCGGCAGCCCCTGGGATAGACGTTGCGGTCGATGGCGGTGCCGGTGCGAATAGGAACGTCGTGATACGGAACGTGACGGCTACGGAGACGGAGCACGACGGTATCCAGGTCTCCGCGGATGGGAATGTCACGATCAGCAATTGCATCGCCAGCGATAATGACTTTAGTGGCATACACGTCGCCGGCGCTGGGGGTGATGTGGTCATCACGGACAGCACGGCTAACGGGAATGGGAGGTACGGTATTCTGGTAGATGTCCCCGGTCCCGCGAGCACAGAGACGGGTGTGGCCGCCGGGGTGGTGGGTGGTGAGATTACCATCACCAACTGCACCGCCAACGAGAATAGCGAGGATGGTTTCTTTGTGGCAGGATCCGCGACTGATGGGGTGCGGGCGGCGAATGCCAGCGGTGGGGACGTTACCATCAGCAACTGCACGGCCAACGGCAATGTGGAGTCCGGCTTCGATCCAGTGGACATCTTGGGGGTACTGACCATCCAGGACTGCATCGCCCAGGACAATGACGATGGGGTGGACCTGGATGAGATGGGCCAGGCCGCTGGTGTGCTGGTGAAGGGGAACATTATCTGTGGAAACAAGTGTGGTCTCGATAATCCGGTTACTCAACTCAATGCAGAAGGCAACTGGTGGGGCTGCGCTGGAGGTCCGGAGGCAGCGGGGTGTGACCCCATCTGCGAGCCACAGACGGATAGCATCTTGGTGGACTTCACGCCCTGGATCAGCAGGATCAGCGCCAGTGCCACTGTGGACCCGGCGATGGTGGGCCAGCCCACGGTGGTGAGCTTCCAGTTCTCAGGCAATCCATCTGCGGTCTACCTGGGCCAGGGCCCGGGAGACCTGCATGGGGATCCCGTCTTTGTCGTGTCCACGGACAACGGTGTAGTGAGCAGTTCTGGGTTCATCGGCGATGCTCAGGGCACGTTGGAGGTGACCCTCACGCCGGCGCACACGGGGACGGCGACGGTGTGGGTGGATGGGCCCTGCGGGCTGGATGAGAGCATCGTGCTGGGTGTCGTGGCCGCGGAGGAGTTCGTGCCTGAGCCAGGCACGGTTCTGCTGCTGGGCAGTGGTTTGATGGGCCTGGCGGGGTACGCGGGGCTTAGGTTGCGGAAGAGATAGATGGGAACCTCCCGAAGGTTCGAAGCCTTCGGGAGGTTGTTGGCGGATGGACTGAGGGCCACCATGTGGTGGCCCTTTTTTCGTCCCACAGTCGAAGGCCCGGGGCGCTAGCGGGAGGGTGAGGAACCTTAAAGATTGCTCTGCCCTCTTGACAGGGAGCAAAAACCGCCTTATAATTAGAACACTTGTTCTAATCGCAGGATAGACCATGCCTGATATACGGTTCATAGACAAGGTGCGTAAGCTGAAGGTCCACGAGAGGGCCGTGCGCGAGCCCTCTCAGGTCAGGTCGGAGCTGACCCGGGTCTTCCCCTCTCTGGAACGCCTGTTGGGGTTCCTGGAGGAGGTGCCCGACAGCGCCGAACTGGAAGTGATGCGTCAGAAGAGCAAGTACATCCTGCGTATCAGGCAATAACAGAGCACTCTTCAGGATGGCATAGGCCTCCACTGACCGGGGAAGAGGCTAGGGCCTCGTAGCTCCCCCAGCGAAATCCGTAAGGGAGCCCCGGGACTCATTCTCGATGGAAATCGAGGGTGGATCCCAGGGCTCCTTTTCTTGGGACAGGTAAGGCAACGAGTTGAGACCATGGGTGAGTACACGGGGCAATCGCTGATCTTACTGGTCTTCGGTCTGGTCGCCACCATGAGCGGCGCGGCCTGTTACTACTTCTCCCTGTTGAGGCCGCGGCGCCCGGGAGTGACAGCCCTGGTGCTGTTAACGGCCTTCATCTTCTGGCAGGACCTGCTGTGGGGAAGCGTGTTCGCCGTGGCCACCATGCGCAGCCGGGCACTCAGTTTTGAGGTGCTGGTGGGGCATCTCCTGTGGCCCATCCTGGCGGTGGGATTCCTGGGCACCCTGGGGACGGGCCTCCTCTTCCTGCTCATCGTCAGGAGGGAGTTGCGATGACGCTGGCCAGGGCAGTGGCGGTGCGGCTGTACGGTCTGCTCTTTCGTGTGCTCATCCGGGTCGTGCCTCCCGCCAGCGAACTGGAGACCATTCTCGATATCCTGGACGGTGAAGGAGATGAGCGGTTTCTATAGCGTCATCTTTTCGGAGAGGGAGATCCTCGACGTGGGGCGACTCGCCGCCTCAGGTGACGTCTCGCTGGATGAGGAGATAAGCATGCTGCGCGTCTGCATGCGTCGTGTGCTGGAAGCGGACATCGACCCCGCTACGAGCCTGCAACTCCTCTCCAGGGGTGTGGGCGAGCTGGCCAAGCTGATGCGAGCCAAGCGTGCCCTGTCTGGCGAGGCAGCGGACGGACTGGCCGACGCTTTCGCCAAGGCGCTGGACGAACTCTCTACCGAACTGGGAATCGACCTGTGATGGTAACTGGGGGGCTGAAGTCACGGTGGGCGTGGTGGATGTAAATCCACGAAGGACTGCAGCCCCCCAGTATCGCCCACCGCGAGGAGCGTGACGAGAGATGACACAGAACGGGGAAGGCGTGGAGAGGCTCAGGGAGGCGCTGCGCAGGTACCGCAACACCAGGGCCAAGGGCGTCGCTGTGGAGGAGCGCCCGGGCTGCGTCTACGGCATGTTGACCCGGGAGCAACTCGGTGACCTGGTGCAGGACATCGAGCAGTTGAAGGGCACGTTGAACAAGATCTACGTCTCCGTGCTGCTGATGCTGGTGGGGCTGGTGGTGAACACCCTCCTGGAGAGGTTGGGGCTGCTATGAACTGGAGAGAGACGTTGGCCCACCGGTTGTTTGGTGACATCATCGACCAGCGCGTCCAGGCCGCCGTCAAGGTCATCGACGACAAGTGGTGGAGGCAGGTCGACGGCGCCGCCGGACCCCAGGACAAGAAATGGTGGGAGATCAAGGACGACCTGGATGATGCCCTCGAAGCATGGCGCACCAACCCCCTCGCCTTCCGCATCGTGGCCTTGACCACCGACTACGTCGTCGGCGCCGGCATTCAGGTCACATCCCCCGTGGCCTATGTGGACAAGTTCATCAACGAGCTATGGAGCCACAGGCTCAACAAGCTAGCCCTTCGCCTCTACACCTGGTGCGACGAGCTGACTCGAGCCGGAGACCTGTTCATCGTTTTGTACACCAACCCCGCTGACGGCCTCAGCTACTTCCGAGCCATCAACGCCGTCAAGATCGACCGCATCGAGACCGACCCCCACGACCTGGAGAGAGAGCTCCGCTACCACGAGCTCCGCGAGGACGACCCCATCCAGGGCAAGTGGTGGAGCGGGTGGGAGACCGCCAAGGACGACCCCACCACCCCCGTCATGCTGCACTACGCCGTGAACCGTCCGGTGGGCTGCATCCGAGGCCAGGCTGATCTAACGGCCCTGCTGCCATGGCTGCGCAGGTACAAGGAGTGGCTAGAGGATCGCGTGCGGGTGAACCGCTACAAGAACGCTTTCCTCTGGCACGTCAAGCTCGACGGCGCAGGACCAGGGGACATCGAGAGCAAGCAGGCTCAGTACGCGCAGCCACCCTCGCCAGGCTCCGTCATCGTTACCGACGAGACGGAGCAGTGGACGCCCGTCCAGCCCAACATCCAGGCCGAGGACGTCAAGGATGACGGCAAGGCGCTGAGGCTGATGATTGCCGCCGGCGCCGGCATCCCCTTGCACTACCTGGGCGAGGGAGAGTCCGCCACCAGGAGCACGGCCCAGGAGATGGCGGGACCGACCGTCCGCCACTACGAGCACCGCCAGAAGTTCTTCTGCGACCTGGTGCTGGACGTCGTAGAAAAGGCTGCCGATAGAGCCAGGGCCGCCGGCAGGATGCACCACCCCCGAGGCGGTCTGCAACTAACCACCACGGTCAGTGACCTCCGCGAGGAGGACAGTCTCAAAGTAGCCAGGGCCGCCAAGGAGATCATCACCTACCTTCGAGAGATGAAGGCCCTGGGCTGGATCACCGACCGCAAAGCGATGGAGCTGGCCTACAAGTTCGCCGGAGAGGTCATCGACGTGGAGGCCATGCTCCGCGAGCTCCAGGCCGAGCCGGACACCGAGACCGCCGCCCCGCCAGAGGAGCAAGCCCCGTCGTGAGGCTATCTAAGGAATGGTGAGACACAAAGGCGCCGCGGACACCAGATGGAGCGACTTCCCGTCGCCAAACGAAGGATGCATCCTGAGCTTGTCGATGGACGTATCGAAGGAGGACCAAGATGACGATATATCTCTGCGATCTCTGCGGTAAAGAGTACAAAAGCAGGAGCGGCCTGCGAGACCACCGGAAGAGCCACGCGCAGGCACCCCAGGCTCCGCAGATACCCATGGACCTCAAGGCTCCGCCCAGGCCCAGGAAACCGCACGAGGAGGCCGACTTGCTCCTGGACGCCTGCGACGCCTTGGGAGTGGACCCCGAGCAAGTCATCTCCTGGCGAGCCTACGACCAGACCGTAGTCATGATCGTGGGACCCGTAGGCTTCAAGTACATCTGGACCAAAGGTCAGACCCGATGAGCGACACAGAATACCTCGAAGACTTTGTCACCCTGGCTCTGCCATCCAGCCTCACCGACAGGCCCAACTATGCGGTGACGCTCATCAAGGCCGGACCGACCCTCCACCGGTGGAGATTCCCCGCTCCTGTCTTGCAGAGCGCGGCCGCTCGCTTCCAGGGCTGCGCCTGCTTTGTCGATCACGCCGACTTCTTCCAGGAGAACGCCAGCATCAAGGACCTGGCCGGAGTGATCACCGACGTTTCCTGGGACCCCGACGTCTCACCCCAGGGGGCCTTGACCGGCCGGCTGGCACTGAACCGCACCCCAGCCGCGAACTGGCTGGAGGCCCTGCTCGATCAGATCATCTCCGACCGAGAGGAGGGGCTACCCGTACCCAATGTCGGACTCTCAGCGGACCTCTACGCCGCCTACTACCTCGATGGCGACACCAGAGTCGCCACACAGATCCGCCGTGTCCAGTCCGTTGACGTGGTGTTCGACCCCGCAGCGGGCGGGGCTTTCGATCGCGTCCTCAACTCCATGAAAGGGGGAATCAACATGAAGGACGACAAGCACACCCAAGGGGCAACCCAAACCGACTCGTTGCCCCCTGCGGCCGAGGAAACACGAGTCACCACCGAGGTCCAGCTCGGAGACGCCGCCCAGGCCCAGAGGACCACGGCGGCTGTCGAGGCCGCAGCCGCCGCCGATGCCGCGGCGAAGCAGGCTCAAGACCTCCTACGCTCACAATGCCAGACCGTCTTGGAGGGTGCTCTGACGTGGTGCGACCTGCCGCAGCCCATGAAGGACGCGATCAGGGCTCAGTTCAGCGGCCGCGTCTTTGCACCGGACACCCTCGACGCGGAGATCTCCAGGTACCGCACCATGCTCGCTGGCATGTTGGAGGACAAGGTCATCACCGGCGTGGGGGAGGCCATCGATGGACCGAGGGTCAGCGGGATGTTGACCAGCCTCGACCGCGTGCAGCTGGCCTTCGAGCGCTTGATGGGCTTGCCCATCCCGGAGGCGCACTCGGATATCCCCAGGCTGTCTGGCATCCGCGAGATGTACCTGATGATGACCGGCGACCATGACTTCTATGGCCGCTTCTACCCTGAGCGCGTCAGGCTGTCCAACGTCACCACCTCATCGATGACCTCCGTGGTCAAGAACGTCCTCAACAAGGTTCTCTTGCAGGCGTACAACGTGCGGCCGAGATGGTGGTCGCCCATCTGCTACGAGGAGGACTTTGGTTCTCTGAATCAGATCACGTGGATGAAAACGGGGGGCATTGGTGCCCTGCCAACCGTGGCTGAGGGCGGCGCCTACACCGAGCTCGACTGGTCCGACGCCGAGGAGACCGCCGACTTCGTGAAGAAGGGAGGCTACATCGGCATCACGCTGGAGATGATGGACCGTGACGACGTGGGCTCGGTCAAGCGCATCCCCAGGGAGCTCGGCAACGCTGCCTGGCGCACCCTGTCAACGCTGGTGTCGGACATCTTCACCTCGAGCTCAGGCACCGGACCGACCATGGCTGACAGCTACCACGTCTTTGACGCCTCGAATCACGCCAACCTCTTGACCACGGCGTTGAGCGCGGCCGCGTGGGACGCTGTTGTCCAGGCGGTGTACCAGCAGGTGGAGCCGGGGTCCAGCGCCCCGCTCGCCATCCGTCCGCAGTTCTGCCTGGTGCCCATTGAGCTCGAGAGGACGGCGCTCAGCATCTTCGAGCAGCCGTGGTCCGTCGAGGCGACGTACCACTACCTCGAGCCCAGGGCAGGCAGCGCACGAGTCGTGGTGGTGCCCGAATGGACCGACGCTAACAACTGGGCCGCGGTGTGCGACCCCAACGACTGCCCTGGCATCTGCATCGGCTACCGGTACGGCCGAGAGCCAGAGCTGTTCGTGGCCGACGACCAGACCGTCGGCTCCATGTTCACCAACGACGAGATGCGCATCAAGTGCCGCTTCATCGTCGCTGTAGGTGTGGCGGACTACCGTCCGCTTCACAAGAGCAACGTGGCGTAGGCTAGCCCCTTGTGGGCGGCTCGAAAGGATGCATCCTGAGTGGCATCGAAGGAGGCTCACATGGTCACCGAGGCGTGGATCGTAGCCGTCTTGTCCGCCATCCTCGCGCTGGCGCTGGAACTCATCCCTGGGCTCCGCAAACGGTGGGAGCTCCTGGGATGGGAGCAGAAGCGCTGCGCCTGGCTGGTGGGCTGCCTGATCCTGGGTGCGGCCCCCTGGATTCTGGGCTGTGTAGGCCGCATCGCCAACATCGGCTTCGCCTTCGTCTCCTGGGCTGGCTCCTGTGAGGTAGAAACGCTGGCGCGAGGTCTGCAGATGGGATTCCTGGCCTACTTCGCGTCGCAGGCCACACACGGAGCCGTTCACGGCATACAACAAGCTACCAAGAAGGGGGTTTGACAGCATGGCCAACGAGGTTATGAGAACGCTGAGTTTCCACGTGGCGCCCTTGGCAGCCGCCAGCAGCGTCGTGGACTTCCAGGCGCTAGAGTCCATGACCATCGTGGGGGTCAGTCTCTGCGCCACGGTCTTTACCGGCTCGCCGACGGGCTTCAATATCGACATCCAGGACGACGGGACCGACGTCATCACCGCCATCGCCGCGGATACGGCCTTGACGCCGGGCACCTGGAAAACCGCTCACATGGGCGGCACCGAGACGCCCGTCACCATCGCCGCCGGCAGCGAGGTCGAGATTGACCTCAACCTCACTGGAGGCTCGACGCCCACGGCCGAGTTTGACGTCGTGATCTGGTACCTGGCCGGAGCGCAGGGCTAGTAGGGGCAACCCAGCGGGTTGCCCTGCAGCACTTCCTTGTGCGGGCGGGGTGTCGGCGTCACCCCGCCCCAAAATTGGGCCGGGCACAGGCCCATACGGGCGGGCAGAGTGCGCGGATCGGGGGAGCCATCCTCTGCCCGCTCCCTAGGATTCATCCTGAGTAGGGCGCAGCCCGTATCGAAGGACGCACATGGACTTTCACCGAGGCGTTGTCAGAGCCTACGACGAAACTACACACACCGCCGCCGTCCTCCTGGTAGGGTCCCTATCCAGGGCACTCCTCAACCTGCCCGTCTCACAACAGATCCCCCCAGACCACATGACCGGAGCCACCGAGTGCGCCGTCGCCCTCTTCGCCGACGGCTCCGACGGTCTCGTAGTCTCCACGTTCGGCGGCGCCCCCACACCCGGCCTCATCCTCGACGCCTACGGCCCAGTCCTCACCCTCGACGACATCATGCGAGGCTGGCACGACGACTTCGAAGGCGACTCACTCGACGCCCGCTATTCCACAACCGTAGCGGGCGGCGCCACCGTCAACTATCCCGGCACCGCCGGTGGCGCCCACGGCGGCGACGTCAGGATATCTACCGCGGCAATTGCAGGCTCCGAAGCCTGCCTCTACCTCGGCACCCAGGCCGACACCTATCGCACCCTGGCCACCGCAACTGGCTGGGTCATGATATGCAAACTCCGTCTCAGTTCCATAGCCGGCAACTTCAACGCCTGCTTCGGCGTCAGGGACAACGCGAACAACAACATAATCCTGGGCGGCCTCAGTCAAGCCAGTCTCTCCAGCAACAACTGGGCCATCCTCACCCGAAGCGCCGGAGGCGCCGTCGCTGGCACCACCAGCACTATCCCCGCCGACACCAACTATCATGTACTCTCCCTCCTGGCCACCCCAGGACAGATAGACCTCTACGTCGACGCAGCCCACGTATGCACGCGGACCACAAACGTACCCGCCGGCGTCCTCACACCCTATATCGTCGCCTACGTCAATGTTGCCACCGCACGAGACCTCTACGTCGACTGGTGGCTAGTCATCCCGAGATAGGAGGACCAATGACCGAGATCAACGCCTACAGCTACCTAGCAGCCAGCGCCCTCATCAAGACCGGACCTGGCGTCATCCACACCGTCACACTCACCGGAGGCTCCGACGCCGCCACCGTCGTACTCGGAGACGAAGTCGCCACCGCCGGAGATAGCATCATCGCCCTGGCAGCCGCAGCCGGAGTCACCGCCTCCGCCGTCCTGGACGTCGCCTTTGGTGTCGGCCTCTACGCCACCATCACCGGCACCGCTCCCAAGGTCACGGTCAGCTACCGATGAGCACCCTGGCAGAGCTACGCGACCTGGTAGAGCTGGACCTCGACGACAGCTCCAACGTTGTGTGGTCCACTGGCGACGTGGAGCGCGCCATCGCTCGCGCCCTCTACGAATACTCTCAGGTCAACCCGCAGCGGACCGCAGGAACCATCACCGTCAGCGCCGACGGCAGGGAGATCAGCATATCTTCGCTGACCGGTCTCACCAGGATAGTCAGGGTCTGGCACCCCTACACCGCTGCGGACCCGGAGGACCCGCCCGAGTGGAGGCGGTGGGACCTGTGGGGCACCACGCTCCGCGTCATCGACGGTGACGAGCCAGCCAGCGGCGAGGTGGTGCGAGTGTTCTACTTCAAGGAGCACACCATCAACGGCCTCGGCGGAGCATCCTCCACCACTATACCCACCGAGGACGAGCGGGTAGTCGTGCTCGGTGCCGGGGCTTACGCGGCCTTGCAGAAGGCGCGTAGTGCCATCGGCGAGGCGGGTGTGTCCACCGAGACCCCGGAGCACTGGCTCAAGTGGGCGCTGTCCAGGATGGAGTCCTTCAGCCAAGCCCTGGCGTCCGTGCGCGCCAGGGAGCTCCGCAGAGTGGACAAACGAGTGCCCATCGAACACCACGGTTGGGAGCGGGAAGAGACCCGAGAGGTTATCTGATGGTGACAGCAGCGCGGTTCTGCCAGTGATTTTCCTGTCACCACCACAGGCTTGCATCCCGAGTAGGGCGCAGGCTGCATCCTGAGCCTGTCGAAGGGTGCATCCTGAGCTTGTCGAAGCCTGCACTGAGCTGAGTCGAAGGGGACGTATCGAAGGACGCCAGGTGAAGGTCAGACCCATCGAGCACATCATCCGCAGGTTCCTGTCTGACATAAGCTGGTTTTCCAGGCTGGTTGTCGAGAAGCCCCTGCGAGAGTACCAACTCGGGCCGGCCTACGCCATCCTCGACTCTATCCTCCACCGCAAAGGTCTGTCCTTCGCCATCGTCTTTTCCAGACAGGCCGGCAAGAATGAGCTCAGCGCTCAGCTCGAGGCGTACCTCCTGAACCTCTACCGGCGCCAGGGAGGCCAGATCGTCAAGGCGGCTCCGACCTACAAGCCACAGCTCATCAACTCCAAGATGCGCCTGGAAGAAGTCCTCGACAACCCCTGGAACCGCCCCCACGTCCGCACCAGGGAGGGTTACATGGTTTTCCTGGGCAAGGCCGGCGTGACCTTCTTGTCGGCTGACCCGTCCTCGCAGGTCGTGGGAGCTACCGCCTCCCTTTTGCTGGAGTGCGACGAGGCCCAGGACGTGCTTGAAGAGAAGTGGGAGATCGACTTCGCCCCCATGGGCGCGTCCACCAACGTCACCAGGGTCTTCTACGGGACGGTGTGGACCTCGAGGACCATGCTGGCCAAGGTGGTGCGTCAGTTGCGCCGGGAGGAGGAGCAGGACGGCCAGAAAAGGGTATTTTTCGTAGCCTGGGAGGAGGTGACCAAGGAGGTGCAGGCCTACGGCGAGCACGTGCGCAAGGAGATCGCCAGGAAGGGTCGCCACCACCCCATGATCAAGACGCAGTACTACCTGGAGGAGATCGACGCCGAGGGGCGCATGTTCGACGACCGCCGGCAGGCGCTGATGTTGGGTGACCACACCCGGTTGCGGGTGCCTCAGCGTGACCGGGTGTACGCGGCCACCCTGGACGTGGCTGGCGAGGACGAGGAGAAAACCGGGGACGAACTGCGCGTGGCCAAGCCAGGGAAGGATTCCACGGTGGCCACAATCTTCGAGGTGGACCTCACCACGGTGAAGGACCCCCTGCTGGCGGCCCCTTCGTACAAGGTGGTGGATGTCTTCTGCGACACCGGCACCAGGCACCCCCTGCTCCTCGGGAAGCTGCGCGCCTACTTCGAGGGCTGGGGGGTGAGGCAGATCGTGGCGGATGCCTCAGGCGTGGGAGCGGGGCTGGTGTCCTTTCTGTCCTCCAAGGGAGCCTTCGGGGCGAAGGTTATCCCCTTCCAGTTTTCGCCGCCCAAGAGGAAGAGCGACCTGGGATGGGATTTCCTCACGGTGGTGGAGACGGGGCGGTTCAAGATGTTCCGAGACGATGGATCCGCCGACTGGTCTGAGTTCTGGCGGCAGGTAGACGAGTGCCGGTACGAGGTGGCGGAGGGCGAGGAGAAGCGGATGAAATGGGGGGTGGTGGACCCCACCATCCACGACGATCGGGTGATCTCGGCGGCGCTGGTGGCGGAGCTGGACCGGGTCAAGTGGGTCGTGCCGGGCAAGTCGGCGGTGATCCACAGGAGGGACGTCCTGGAAGAGATCGACTCGGAGGGAGGTTTCTAGGATCACCCTCACTCCAGCTCCTTCGATATGGTCTTCGACCTACTCAGGACAGGCCTCCCTCGACTGGTCCATCGCGGTGCCCTGGGCGGCCTGTGCCCGGGCTCGTAGCCTAGCCCCTGGTGGGCGATTAAGGAGGTTTACATGCTTAGACCTGGGCTGCACTTTCACAACGGTAGCGGGATCACGCCCGCGGACATGGACGTCATCAGACGGTGCACGCCGCTCAGCTTGCTCCTCGCCATGGAGGGAGTCGTAGAGTCCCAGACGGAAACACTCCGCGATGCGTGGGAGCTGGCTGGCCGCCCGCCGCTGGTGCTGCGGCGGTACTACACACCGCGCCGCGGGGGTCCTGCGGTGTGGGGTACGCACGCTATGGAGACGGTGGCTCTAGCGCAGCGGTGCCTGGACGTGGGGATCCCGCTGGCAAAGCTGATGCTCAAGCCCTTCAACGAGCCGAACATGCCTCAGTGAGCGCAGTGGGAGGGCTTCGGCGACACGGAAGAGGACATGAAGCGGTACAACGAGGCGCTGCTGCTGTTCATCCAGACGGCGAAGAGGGAGCTCCCGGGGATCAGGATCGGAGGTCCCCATCTCACCGTGGGCAACAGGGACGTCAGATTCCCCAACGACCCGCAGGCGGTGTACTACTACCACGGGCGGGACGGGAAGTTCGAGAGCAGCCCTTGCGCCGCCGCGCTCAGCGCGCTGGACGTGCACTTCGTGCACACCTACGGCATGGCGCCAGGGCAGTACGCGGACCGCGCTCATGGCCTCAGGTTCTTGGAGTACGAGCGCTACTTGAAGGGCAAGCCGGTCTACATCGTGGAGGGCGCCTATGGGATCAACTCCGGACAGGCGCCCGACCAGAACACGGTGCGTGGTCAAGAGACGGTGGCCTACCTCCGTTTGTTGGGCGACAAGCACCCCCAGGTGAAGGGCATCGCCCTCTGGATCGGCGGTGACCCAGGCGCCGGCTGGTTTGCCTTCTGCCACTCCAACGGTCCCAACCCCGAGAGCCACAGGCCCGTTGTCTACGCCATCGAGGAGGCCTGCAAAGCCGACGGAGGGCAGGTGGAGCCGGCACCCGAAACCCAGCCAGAGCCGGCACCCGAGCCGACTGTCACGCCGGGCGCCGTGGACTGGGACGGACTCACCGACGCCATGAAGGGCGCCGTCACGATCACGGCGGCCCCCAGCTCCTCAGAACCCCAGTGGAAGGCCACCAGGATCGAGGTCCAGCCCGACGCTGACAAGATGGTCCTGTACGCGGTGCTCCCTGTGGGTGCCGCGGTCCAGGTCCGCTTCTCCTGGGGCGACGGCGAGGTCTATCGCGCACCCAAGGCCGACCCCTACGAGCCGGAGGGAGCGAGGGAGTGGGCAGCGTCCATGCCCATGTTTGCTCCCTGGGGCGCCTACGCCTTGGAGGTGGTGGGCAACAGCGAGAGAGTGAGCGGGCTCGGGCTCTACGGGTCGGACCTGGACCCACGCTTCAAGGGTCATCATCCGGTGCTCGTCTACTTCGAGAGGGTCACCGGTGCACCAGGTCCGGAGCCCGAGCCTGAACCTGAGCCAGAGCCACTGCCCGAACCGGAGCCACAGCTCGAGCCGGGGGAGCCGTACAAGCTCTTGACGGCCTTCGCCAGGCGCGGGATCCCCGACGTGGTGGACCTCCGAGGGGAGATCGAGTCCTTCTCCAACATGCCTGAGCTGGACAAGCTCTGGCGGCCCTTCTCCATGCTGCGACTGATCGTGGTCCACCACAGCGGCTCCGAGCTCGCCACGCAAACCCCCATCTCCATCGCCAGGTACCACGTGAGCAAGGGAGCCGCCACCATACCCTACCACTTCTGCATCGACTTCGACGCCAGGCTCTTTTTCACCGCAAGGCTCTGCTGGCGCCTGCCTCACAGCGGCAAGGAGTCCACCAACGCCGAGGGCATAGGCATCTGCGTCCTGGGCCACTACGACAAGCAGCAGCCGACCGACGCACAGCTAGACGTCCTCCGGCGGCTCATCTGGTGGGTTCTGCCTGAATTCGCTGGCGGCGATTGGGGCCAGTACCGAGGACTGTACGTTGTGCCCCATGGACGTCTAGTCTACACGCTATGCCCAGGAGCGAACCTCTTGGATGCCTTGATCTACAGGGGGCAGTGGCCGATGCTTCCCTTTCGCAGCGAGCCGACTCGTTAGCCGGTGGATGGACATCTGGGAGGCGCAGGCCTTGAGAGTGCGCGTGGGGGCGGAGGTTGGGCTGGAGTTGTGGTTGGAGGCCGGGCTCGGGTGAGTGGGAGACTGATACCGCGCTGGAAGCGCTGTACACCCCCACTCCAGCCCTCCCCCCTCGCAGGGGGAGGGGGCCTGATCGGATCCCGTCCTGTTACTTCCCTCCCTTGATGGGGGCCTGTGGGGGGTGGATTGTCGGACGATGAGTAGCCGCACGGCATGCCGTGAGGCTACGGTCTCATGTTGGACCGAGGCTGGTGGGGGCTTCTCGTCTCCAGTTCGCGTAGGGGGACGCCATGCCGTGCGCCAACGGATCGAGTGATCGCCTGGCGCCCGGACGTGCCGAAAGAGAGGCTGACTATGCAAAACCTTACCGCTACGCTGCTGGCCGCACAGAAGAAGGCCAGAGGAAAACCGATCTTCCAGGTCCTGGTCAGCGACAAGCTCGGGCCTCACCAACGCTTGACCTGGACCGAACTCTACTCCAACGCCGACCCCGACGAGCCGCACGCCATGGTCATCTGCGCCGACAACTCCATCGTCAGGGTCCGCAGTCATTCCGGCGTCGCTCAGTACCAGCGCATCAGCAACCCCCTCACTACCAGCCAGTGGACCACCTGGACCGGAGGCATGGGCAACTGCTCCATCGACAATCAGATGGCGCTCTGCACATCGGCCGCCAAGGTGTGGTGGTTCTACATCGACTCCACCGATATGCTTCTGTATTGCCGCGAGAGCACCGACTACGGAGCATCCTGGGGCAGCGCCACCGCCGTCCACACCTGCACCGGCAACTACCAGCTAGAAAGCGTCGCCGTCGCCCATAGGACCGGCACTGACGCCATCGTCTTCTACTCCACCCAAGACATGAGCCTCACCCTCGCCTGCCATCTCCACGTCCGCCAACAGACCTCCGGTGCCTGGGGAGGCGCCACATCCTGGGGAAAGACCGCCGTCAACAGAATCCGAGGGCTGACCTGCCACAAGACCGGCGACTACAATATGCTCTATGGCGCCTACGTGGACGCGGAACCCTTCGGCTTCCTTCCAGGCACGTACCTGTGGACCCTCTACGCCATCGCCTACGGCGACGGAGTGGACGTCACCGCCGACACCTGGGCTGACCCCGTCCTCATCGAGCGCACCGACTCAGGGACCGCCTACGCCACCGCCTGGCCCTCCGTCACCTACGTCGATATGTTCCGCGCCATCTTCACTGGCTATCTCGAGGGAGAGGAGTACTCGAGGTTACTCCGAATGCAGGGCATCTATGGGTCCACGTTCCTGGAAACAACGTGGACCGACCCCTGGCCGTTCCTGGCTGACGCCGGGACCTTCGGCTCGGTCATTGGCTACGCCATCGGAGGCGACGGGTACGTGTACGTCTCCCACTCCAACCGAGCCTACCGTGCCAGCGCCGCAGGTGACGGGACGGTGGACCTGGGAGACAGGCTGGTGAAGTACAGGGTGCTCGACAGGTGGTCTGGCTGGAAGGGGGGAGGAGTCTCCGAGGACTACGGTCAGAACATCGCCGCTGAGCTCGAGGGGGAGATCTGGCTGGACAACCACGACGGTGAGTTCAACTCCCTGGGCGCAGGTGACTACGCCCCCGTGAAGAGGGGCGCCATGCTCGAGCTCCGTCGAGGCTACTCCACCACCGAGGGCGACGAATACGCCGACTGGCCCACCTTCTGGATCGAGGACTGGGAGTACGTAGCTGACTTCATGGGCAGGTCCTACCTGGTGCTGTACGTCATCGGAGGGTGGGGACTGCTGGCTTCCCTGGCGGCTCAGAGGCAGTATCAGTGGGTCGACGGAGAGGCCTCTGTGTGGACCATCGCCGAGCGCCTCTTCGCCCTCGCGGGCTTCGAGCTTAGCAGCCAGGGCGACGCCTCCACCGCCATCGGCACCCTGAAGCCAGCCATCGTGATCCACCCAGGGGAGGACCTGCGCGGCGCAGCGTTGAAGGTCCTGTCGAAGGTGCCCGACTTCGTCTTCTGGGAAGGACATACCCCCTACGTCAAGGAGATGGCCGACGATGAGGCCAGCGACTACACCTATGGCGGATGCGGAAACCACGTCATCATCGCCGGAAGGTACGGAGTCCGCACCCCAGGCTACAACCACATCGAGGTGTTCTCCACCATGGACGAGTACGCCATCCCCGTCTTTGGCGACGAGGTAGATTACGACGAGATCAACCTGGTGGGGCACCGGTTGCAGAAGATCTTCGACTACGCCTACGACAGCAACAGCGAGTGCGACGATCGGGCGGTGGCCCAACTGCGTAAGCACGAGACGACGAAGAAGCGGGGGGAGCTGGTGACGCTGCCCAACGTGGGCTTGCAGTTGTTGGACGTGGTGACGGTGAGCGACGCGAGGGCTGGGATTTCGGGGGAGGTGTACCGGGTGCGTGGGATTGTGGAGGCGTACGACACGACGAAGAAGGCGTTGGTGTACGAGCAGAGGGTGGCGTTGGGGGCGACGTAGCGCGCGGTATGCTTAAGGCGACCGAGGTGCGTGCGCCGGTGCCTCAATCCTATGTACCACAGCCAAAGCGTGACCTTGACAGACCCGAACAAATGTGCTATGATGGTCAATAGCTATACTCAGCAGCGAACATAGCTCAGGGGGGGAGGGTTACGTGCCCAGCTCTGCCACAACCGACCGAAGGTATTGGGCCCACTATGACGGCTTGCAGGATGCTAAGCACTCTATCTTGGTGAGATACCTCGGCGGTTGGTTTCCGATACTGTCCCGCCGGAGGGGGCGAGTTCTGTACATAGACTGCCATGCGGGGCGCGGACGACACCATACTGGTCACCCTGGGTCCCCGATTCTGGCACTAGAGAGTCTGCTTGGGCATGCGCTGCGGGATCGCATACTGTCGGCAACCGAAGTGCATTTCGTGTTCTTTGAGACTAGCCCGGAGCACTACGATACCCTACTGGCAGAGATCGACGCACTGGGGGCGCTGCCCACCAACATTCGCGTCAGACCGTACTGTGAGGATTACGAAGCTGCGCTGCGAGGAATCTGTGAGGACCTTAGCAACCGGGGGCAAACGCTCGCGCCCGCCTTCGCGTTTCTTGATCCCTACGGATTCAAGTTGTCAATGGATCTCTTGAACACTCTGCTTGCCTTCCCGAGATGCGAGTTGCTCATCAACTTCATGTACAAGTATGTTGACATGGCGATTCACAATCCGCAGCAAGACGCCAACATGGATCGGTTGTTTGGGTGTGCAGACTGGAGAGGTGTCCAAGCTATTGAGCCCGCCGCCGAGCGAGCGCGCCGCACGATCAACCTCTTCTCTGATCGACTGGAGGCCAGGCACGTCACTCACATGTACATGCGCGGGACTGACAATAGGCTCAAGTATGTTCTGTTGCATGCCAGTAATCACGTGCGTGGCAGGGAGCTGATGAAGGAGGCCATCTGGGCAGTGCAACCAAGCGGTACCTTCTCCGCACATGAGCGCGCTCACCCAGACCAACAGGTGCTTGTTTGGCCGGAACCCGACCTGACGCCACTACGAGACAAGATATGGGCCAGGTTTGCCGGTCGAGAGGTGCAGAGTCGCGTAATGGAGCGCTGGCTTCGTGATGGCTTGTATCTCCCAAAACACCTGCACGAGATCTTGAGAGACTACCGCAATCGCTCTGTGGTTCAGGCAGGGGGTTATGTCGGCCGTTTTGCCTTTAGCAAGAACCCCGTGTGGACATTCCCGTCGGAGCGGCCGGCGGACGCCTGATCGCAATCCGGCCACAGCAATGCCAGTCAAATGGGGCGTGCAATGAAGGTCGTCCGTCGGAAATCCCCTTTCATCAGACAGTTCTCTGGCCCTGGGCATAACGGTATCGTGTGCTTCAGATTCTGGCAGGCGATTGTCGCCTCCGGGTGCCCCGGCGCCTGCGCATACTGTTTTCTGCAAACTCAGTACCCATACCGTCGCGGGCTGTACGAGCTGAGCGGAACGATGTTTGAGAACTTGGAGGACATCGTGCCTGGCGCTGTGCGGTGGCTGAGACAGACTGCTCCCGCCGGCCTTATCATAGGGGAGAACCAAGACGGTCTTGCATTCGAGAGACCCTACAAGGGGCGACTTGGAATCACGCCCCTCGAGTTGCTGATTCCGCTGTTCAATGAGCGCAATCCTGTGGGGCACACCCTTGTCGTTCTGTCAAAGTTCACGACTACGGAGTTTGCGGAGGCGCTAGGCCCATCGCAACGCGTGGTCTTCTCTTGGTCACTGTCTTTGCCTTCGATCAGTGAGCAATATGAAAGGGGAGTGGCGCCCTTGGAAGCGCGGTTGGCCAAGGCGGCCGAGCTGAAGAGGGCCGGCTACCGAGTAAGACTTCGGCTGGACGCACTTGCGCCTGTACCGCAGTGGGAGCACGAACTGGAGGACGTCGTCAAGTCGATCAATGAAATCGCGCCCGAGATGCTGACGGTCGGGGCTCTTCGGGCTGCGAATCCTACCGCGCTTCGACGGGCGGCCACCGGCAACGGGCGTGACGGTTCGATATTCGATTACATCACTGCGCGGGATCCCGGAGGGTTCAAGTACAGGACCGCACGAACATTTCATGTGCAGGCCTTCCGCCGGGTAAGGGAATTGCTCGACTCATCCATCAAGCTCGCGCTCTGCAAGGAGCACGAGACCACCTGGGGAGCAGTGGGCGCGAGATGGAGTGGATGCCACTGCCTGCACGGCGCAGAAGACCCTATCGCCGGGGGCGGAATGAAGATGTAA